GAATAATTTATTCTTAATTTTGTAATTGTTCAATCAGTAGGATTATTAATAGATATATTAAACTTAATTTCATATCCAACTTCATCGATTTGATCTACATTATAATAATTTAAAATAAAAGATAAATCTTCTAATTCAATTGACATTACTAATTTACCTTTAAAATTACTTTTACAATAATATTTAAAATCAGGATCATTAAATCAGAATTGATTAGTAATAGTTCCACCTTTAAATCGTGCATATTCTTCTCATATATCTGAAGTAAGATCTATAAAACCATTAGTTAACTGAAGATATAATTTTGCAACATATATTTTTATATCTGATGATTTTACATAATCAACATAATTAATTACAGTTATATTTGAAACATCTAAATTTGTACTTTCAAAAATTGCATATTCACCTGCTTTAAATATAGTATCATTTAATACATTAGAACTATAAAGAGAATTTTTTGTAGCACTTTCAAAATTAAAAGGTAATCCATTTCCAGCAAGCTCTTCTGTAAGAATTTCTGGACTTGGATAACTTCCAAATTCTACAAACCCATATTTATTTATAAAATCATTTTTTAACCCTATACATAATCATGAATTATTTGATTCTGGAGGTAAAGTATCTGTATTAAAGTTCTTTAAACTTTCATAATAATAAACAGTATTAAGAATAGTTGTAAAAACTATATCTCCTTTTGCATAAGTACTTAAATCATTAAATTCGGTAGGCACAATATCTGGCTGTTTGGCAGAAACAATATATAAAACTCCACCATATTCTTTTACCCCTAATGGATAAAATCCATCAGATAATTTAACATATTCTGGATTTTCTTCTGTTCCTGGAATTATAATTTTTGTATTTCCTGCATCATTTTGTAATGCAAGTTCATCTCCGTTGAATGTAATAAAACTTCCATTTATACATTCCGTAAGTACATTATTAGGAGTTGTAATTGGATTAAGATCATAATTTAATCCTTCACTAAAAGTATTAACACTCTCTTTTTTCATATTCTTTTATTAAGTCTTTTCATGATTTATTAGATGGGGTAAATTTATGTTGATACACCTCACCTAAATATTCTAAATCTCTCACGGTAAGTCCTTCTGCTCAAAACGATCATCCTTTAAAAGTTTTTCGTTTGTATCTAAAAATATGGAGATGTTTAGCTTTATAATATAATTCTTCTTGAATTTTTCGAGGAATTATATTTGTAAACTTTACAAGTGTTCTACTTGATTTATTTTCTTCAACTCATTTTTCAAATGCAGTAGGATTAAGTCCTATATAGTAATATCCATCAAATGGTGTTTTCTTTCACCCTTCGATTTTTCTTAATTTTCTATCTCTTCGTACACTATATTCTTTGATTTGCTTTTCAGGAGTAAGTGTTAATTTACCGATGTAAGCTAAACAATTTATATTTCTTTTAGATATTATAGAAACAGCGCATCCAAATTTTATAGCAGAATGCATTCTTCTAAAACCATGTAATAATAGTTTTCTAATTTCCAATTCTGTCAATTCATTAAACTTTAGATGTACTTCTTCTATAAAGTCATTAAGCGTTATGTCTTTTACGGTGTAATATTTAATCCCAGAGTTGATACCTGCAATAAATTTTCTTTTTAATTCTCCGCCAATATAAATTGGTATTGCCTTCTGGTATGCCTTGGTCTGAAAATAATACGTTAGAAAGTATCCAGTGAAGTCTGACTCTATAAAATCTATCTCCGAGAATCTCCCATTTTGTCGATGTTCAATAAATTTTTCACCCGAAACTATCTCAAAATCAATATATGCGTCATTCCTTCCTGGGATCTTAAATCTTACTCTTTCGTCTAATATCCTATTTAAAATTAAACCAAAGCAATATTTGAATGGATCTGATATTGCATCTTCATAACTTTTGTTTCATCCAAAAGTATCATTAAATCATCTTCATTTTCTATCAATTATTGATTTTGGAGTATTTGAATAAAGTTCTCCAGCCGTTAATCCATGATTAAATAATATTCTCACTTATCTTATTGGTTTAAATGATTTACCGAAACGTTTTCTATCCCAAGATGTTTGAACGTTCAATATTTCATCCATTTCATTTTGTGTTATATGATCAGGTACTCTTGCTTGAGTACATAATTTTAGTCATTTTTGTTCAGACAATTGAGCAAGTTGAAATGTAAACTGATCTCTTGTTAATCTAGCTTGTTTATAATCAGTTGCATATGCACAATATGCCGCAATTGCATCGATTTCTTTTTCATTTAGATATGGTAATCCTTCTGAGTCTACAATTACTCCTCTATATAATATATTTACAAGATTAAATTTATCTGCAAGATGTAATGAATTTCCTTCTCTTGCATATTTAATAAATTTTCCTGAAGAATAATTAAATGCAGTATTATATTTTCTTGATTCGACATATCCTTCAATCCATCCATTTTGATTATTTCCTGCTAAAGTTGTAGGAGTAGTTTTTTGATAATCTTCATAATCGGCAGTTACTGCTTCGATTAATTCGCAATTACATGGAAGATCGACATAAAATTCTCCGCTTTCTGTCTGTGTTGGTTCGGTTTGATATTTGTATCATCTTAATTGTTTGTTACCTATTTTATCCCAAGCTATGAGTCCTAATGTTTCAAACTCATCTGGATTTAATTCAAGACCATATAATTGTCTTAATTGTGTATATGCTGTATTAAATGGATATTGTTTCATTATTTAGAAATTAATTTATAACTATTTTGCTTATATTCTTTATTATTTGTAGTCAATTCTTTTAATTTATGTCTACAGATATGTAATTCATTAGAAGCCTTAGTAATTGAATCCCATCTTTTAATTTCATTCCCCTCTAGATCTAATTGACAAATGCCTAATCTTCTAGTTTGGTTAGGAATTACTTTTTCTTCAAGTAATAATTGCTCTATAATAATATCACATTCCTTATATTTGAAAATAAATTCTCTACAATGTCTAGTTTTACCTAAACAATTTTGACTAATTAAAGTATGATTTATTTTCAACTGTCTTTCAATTTCCATAGTGGATTGTCATTCCTGTATAAATCGCCCTTCTAAATTATACTGTAATACAGTTTTAGATACTTTTAATGCCATCCGTTTTCTAGATTCCTCAGAAATTACATTAACTTGATGTAATCCTCCAGGTTGATGATTATAGCCATTGCTTATTGAGTTATATTTTTCTATGTAAAAAATCTCTTTTTCTCCAAGAATTTTTCGTAATTCTTCTTTGCTATTACATTGAAATTCAAATAAAATTTCATAAACAAATGCTTTTGGTCCATATTTTTTTCTAGCATTATCTATTTTTGGAGAACCATATGATTGTTTTAAATTCTCAAATCTATATTTTCGTTTAGACTCTTGATTCGTTTGTCCAATATAGCATTTACCAGAAGGACTAGTATATTTATATATTATCCCTCTCATATTAACGAGGCGCCTGAGTGTTAGGTGTAGGTTGAGCAGCTAATTGTCTATAATATCTAAGTTTTTTCTCAGTCAGTCTTTTCTTAATTTCAGTAGAAATAAATGTATAGTTTTCTAAATCATCTCCTGCACAACATTCATATTCTTCTAATTGACGAGGATCTTTAAATATAGCAATTACTGATAATTTTTTTAATAATGGAGCATTAAAAATCCATCCATCATATTTGTTATTTTCATTTGGAGTTGTATCAATAAACACAAATGGTTTTTCTGAACCTCTCCTTAAATATTTGTGATATCTAAAAGCTGTTATATTTGTATATACTTTGAATACCGTTTCTTTATTTATAGAACCAATATAATATATTGAGTCTTCTGCTAAGTCATTGACTAATTGGGGAATTTCGAAATGTAGTTCTGGCAGACTTAAATCTCCGCCACAGGGACATTTATCTAATGATAAGCAATCAATATCTATACAGTTTATAGACATTATTAAATCTTTTTTAGGAATAATATTTTTTAATGAATACTCCTTTATAATTTGAAGTCTTTCATCAACAATATCGTCTTCCAATTGTTGCATTGACAAATTAGGAGTAGAAGTTATTCCGGCAAGACCTCCAATTATGTCATTATAGATAGCTGATGCTAATTTATTTATCATATGTATAGAATTAAATAAAAAAAGGCAGGGCAGCTCGGCCCCGCCTTTCTAATTAATAATCGCGAATAGAAAAAGATTATGGAACAACTGTAATTGTTACAGTTCCCGTATTTCCTGCAGAGTCAGTTCCTGTAATAACAGTTGTTCCTACTGCAACAGGTGTAACTACCCCAGTTGAAGAATTAACAGTGGCGGTTGCAACAGTTCCCGATGTAAATGTTACTTTACCAACTGCATTAGCAGCAACCACGGTAGTAGTTTCAGCAGCACTTAGGTCAATACTATCCTTATCAGTTGTTACATCTAATCCGAATGTAATACCTGCATCAGCAAGTTCTTGTTCAAATTCTGATACTAAATTTGATTTAACGTAAAATACATGAGTTGTAATAGATGTTCCTCCTGCAACAATTCCGTCATTACCATCTTTAGTAATAGAATAACGAAGTGTATACTGAGTGTAATTTCCTCCAATTACAGGTCTTTCTTCTTTATTTGTTCCAAAATAACGAGAATTTTCATAAGTTGGAAGCATGATTGATTTAATCATATATTCGTCATCTCCGAATCCAACTTTACCTGGAGTTGTTACAGAGAATGTTCCAGCTGTAACATCATCGTATTCTGGTTGAATAATAGAATTAGTACTAGCTTTTTCAGATTCAACTACCATAGACCAGAATCTTTGATTGTTATTAGTAGCTGTAACTTGTACATCTGCTGTATTTACCAGAGCAGCCGAAATATAAGAAAAACCATATCTGTCTTTTAAACCTTTAATAGCATTAACTAATGCAGTTGCATCGGTAGCAGCTGTTCCTGTTGCAAGTACTTCTACTACAACTGGTTTTTTGAAATACAAATAAGTATTTGCATATTCGCTATCTGTTTGTTGAGAAAGTCTAACGTCAATAGTTAATCTAATAACTTTTCCTGCTGTTACAGTGGGAATAGTTACTTTTGCAACTTCTTTAACTCCTGGTGCGTATGGTCTTTTGTGTACGCTTACGATCTTATTTGTTAAAAATTTATTAACGCGAGTTACGTTAAATGCGGTAGCTGACCCTGTATATCTAGCAGTTGTACCGTTTGAATCTAAATTTGAATTGATAATTGTTGTTGTTGTAAATTGATACATTTTGTTTAAATTTTATATCATTTTAAAAAAGTTATCTATCGTCTTTGTTGTTCTTGTGCTGGATTAGCAATTGATTGATTAATTGGAATATTTGTTTGTAATCTAGGATCACTTGTATTTTCCATTAATAATTTTACTAATTCATTTATAATTTCTTGAACAACGTAATCTGGGAATTCTAATATTTGAGAGTTATCTTCTACAACATCTACTTGTTCTTGAGTAAGTCGTATGAATTGAGGGGCTTTTAAAAAATCAATATATATTTTTTCCAATTTGAAAGTTGCGTCATCTTTACCATAACGAATCTCCATTCTAACTCTAGAGTTATTACCATAACGTAATTCCTCTTCTTTTTGAATTAGATTTGGTCCATATAAAAAGGGAACTCAAGGATCACTAATACTGTCTTTTGCAACATCTCCAATAACGACAAAATTATTTGGGAGCATGTGAGGATTTGATCCTGTTTCTACTGTATAGTCTTTAATACATTGAAAAAAAGTTCTTTCTATTCCATCTATTGTTGATTTTATATACTCATTCTTTTTAATAGTACTTCCTACTTGATAAGTACTAAATTCCTTTGCTTTAAAATGTAAATCGGCTTTTAGACCTGATTCATGCATTGAAGTTAAAGTTGAAATACCAGGAATAGTATCAGTAATGTTTACATTGTTTATATAATAGTAAGGATTTTTATACGATGGTCTCATATAATAGTTATTGATTATCTGAGAAAACATATCAGCAGTTAATCGTTTAGCTCCAAATTGGATTTTAGTTCCTTTGTTATAACATTTAAAGTTACTCTGTACTCCATATTCTACAATACAGTTTAAAATATGCAAATAGTCATCCGGCAAGTTTACTTCATATGTTTTATTAAATAAATCAGATGTAGGAGTTTGGTAGTCGTTAGTTATACTCGGAATTAATATAGTAGAGGATTTAAGAACTCTCAAATCATCTGTTTTTTGTTGATTTACATCATAGAGATTGTAAACTCTATTAATATATTGGTTAATTGCTTTGTTTATAAAATAATTATAATCTTCCAGTAATAAACTAGGAGCTTGTACTTTATTTAATTCAACTAAAGCATATTCGAATACTTGACGTGATGTCATTTATTACTTTGTTTATTTGTTAGATTTGCTAACCTTTTTGATTTTTTCTTGTTCAGAAGTAGCAAGATGTTGATTAATATCTTGTTCTTCTTCTTTTTCAAAATAAGGTATATCTTTTGTGAAATCATCTTCGATTGATTTAATTTCTTGTTTTGTTAACAAGTTCGGATATGTTTCACGTTTAATAGAATCTAATAACTTTTTGAATCTAATATCTCTTAGGAATGTTATAGTAGCTTCAAGTGATCCACCTAACATTTTATCATCGTATTTATAAATTCCTTCTGAACGTCTAATAACTCCACGGTCAATAGCGTCAAGAATGAACAGGTGCATTTTCCAATCTTCTCCTTCGTATAAATCAATAATTTTCTTTGGATCTTTTTCTGCTTTCTCAATTAAGAAATCAAGAATGTCAGCAGGAATTGCAGTTGTTAGGTTTCTTCCTAATACTCTACATTTTTTAATTCTTTCAGCTTCGCTATCTTCATAAATGTATTGCATTGCTCTAAAGACAGTTTGTTTTTTGTCCATTTTAACTTTGGTGATTTCACCTGGGCGTTCAACATACAAGTCAGCTATACCATACTTTCTAGCTCCACCATCTATGATTAAGTTACCTTCAGCATCTCTTTGGAATCTATCTTTTGCAATCCAATTGCAATGTTCAATTGATTCCCAATTAGCTCTGTCTACAACATCATCTAAATCAAAAGTAGTCCCGTCTACAATTTCAAAAACGTGATCGGCTGCTACAAAGTGTGCTTCGCCTCTACTCATTTTTGCAACATCTTCTTCTGAAAGAATCATTTCAGTAGGTCCTTTATTAGGATCTCCTTTAACTAATCTTACACAATCAGGATATCTACCTGTACGAGGATTTGGACAAGGATTTATAAAATAGATTTGATTAACTTTACCATAAGCACTTCTAAGAATTATTTCATTATTCATATTCATATATTTTTTTATTTTTTTATTACCTATCTTTTTAGTAAAAAATCTAAATAAGGGAGAGGTTAACCCCTCTCCCTATTTAAAATTACACTTCCTCAATAATGAATGATTTATAAGGAGCGAATGCTGCGATACCAGAATAACCAGCTACAATCAATTTAGATCCTGCTACTGGGCTAGATACGATACCACTTGTGATACCATCTACTCCACCAACACCTGGGTATTTAGAAGTAACGAATTCAGCACCTTCTAATGTAAATGCTGCAACAGCAGGTTGATTTGTTGACATATCAGGAGACATATCTAAACAAATTCCATAACCTTTTCTGTCATACTCTTTTGTTAAAGCACGATCTACCATGAATGTTACATGATTACCGGCAATTTCATAAGAAGTAAATGTTCCACCTACTTTCATAGGATTGTCAGCTTTTACCATTGCTTGAGCAGCTTTAGAATACATCATTGTTGGAGTAGATCCCCAAAGTTTCAACCAGTCTCCTAAAGTTGAATTGATTTGTCCCCAAAGTCTATCATTAACAACAAATGTGTAATGGTTACCAGTTGCGTTAGAAGATTTTTGGTTCATTTGATCAATTACGGTATTAATTACATTTACGTTAAGTTTAGCGTATTTGTATTTAGATGCGAATCTTTCGATTTGTGGAATAAGACCATCACCAGCAATAAGAGGACGTCCGTCTTCTGTCATGATAGTTGATTTACCGTTTTTATCCATTGTAGTTTTTCCCCATAGTAAGTGGTTATTTTTTACAGTTTGGAAGTTTTCTAGTAAGTCTTTTTCCATTTTGTTTAATTTGAAGATTTTTTCTTTCAATTCACCAGCTCCATCTCCTTGAGCGATTTTGATAAATTGATCTTCCATTTGAGCATAACGAGCAGAATAAGAAATGTCGTTTCTATGTTCTGTGATCCAGTTACGATGTTTTTCAATGTTAGATTGATATTTTGTATACCCTTCTTCGTGGTATTCAGGCATAATGTTAGAAAGGAAACGAGTTGTTCCACCAACTTGACAATATGTAAGGTCTAGTACTGCTGAGAAATCTGAATCAATTAGTTGACATGTATATTCCCAGAAATTATCTGCTTTTCTAACAGGAGTTGCTTTAACAATCAATTGTTGACGAGAACCGTCAATTTTGAAAGTATCATATTTTTCGTAGTATCTTTCTTTGAAATACATAGTGATGTCTGAACCACCAGCACCGTCTCCAGATGGAGCTGCTGCGAATTCAACTCTTTTAACGAATTCAACGTCAATTTCCCATTCGATCATTAATGAGTTAATTGGTTGGAATTTGTTAGCTGTTTTAGAATTATAATAGATGTTCATTAATGCCTCTGTTAAGAAAGTTGCTGTATTATGAGTATACATGCGAGCCATTACTCCCATCATTTTAGGTCTTGTACCTAATAGTTTGTAGAAATCTTCATAAGTTCTACTGTGTGCCACTTCTGGCTTTAAGTTAACGTAACTTGCTACTACCATTGTAATCTAGTTTAAAAATTTAAGTCGTAAATACTATTTTTTGGTTTATCGTCCCCATTTTTGCGAACGACTGGTTTGGGTTTATCTGGCTTTCTTAATTTAGCGATCTCAGATTCATATGCATTTTTCAAAGCATCAAATGATTCTTTACCATAACGTAAGAACCATGCAGCTTCGTATAATTTTTTAGGATCATTTAGAGTTTTATAAAATTCACTCGCTCCATTTTCGTCCAAGTCTAGTAAAAATGAAAGAACCTCATTTTTTTCATCATCTTCTAACTCTATGCCATAAAATTCTGGAGTTTCCAATGCAACGTTTACCATTTGTTCAGCGTATCGGTTATATTGTTCTTCTCGTTGTTTTTCAAATTCAGCTTTTTGAGTTTCTTTATACTGATCTTCTAATTGTTTGTATTCTGTTCTAAGAACGTCCACTTTCTTTTTGAAAAGTGTCTCATCTTGTAATTCTTTTTCAAGCTCTTTTACCAATTCGTCATCTGTTAAGTCATACTTATTTTTTAAGTCTAACATGTATAACTCTTGGTCATCGTAAGCATCTATATCATAACTTTCACCATCTGATGTACCTACTGAATCAATAATTGATTGTTTATAGTTTTCCAAAAATTGGTTTATAGTTAAGTTATTTGATCTCAAATGATTTATTAATTCAACTTCTGAATCATCTAATCCATAATTATCTTCTATTTCAGAAGGATTTAATATTTCCAGCTGTTCTTCTTTACTTAATTCATAGAAGCTCACTTCTTGCTCTTCGTTATTTTCATCTAATAGCGTTATTTTCCCGTTTTCAATTCCCCTAAGCTTTAATAATTCAGCTAATACAGAATCGTCTTCGATAATAACTTGTTGTCCGTCTTCGAAAAAATCGTCGTCACCGTCAATCGGATCTTCAGGAACAGCATTTACATCATCTATTTTATCTAGTTCTAAATCTTCATCAAATAAGTGTTCTAATCCATCCATAGTCATTTGTCATTTACAATTGTTTATTTTTTAAAATCTAATTAATTTAAATATCTTTATTAATAAAATATAGTTATTTCATTATTTTATGCAAAGTTACTATCTTTATTACTAACAAAATATATAATAAATAAAAATTGTTAATAATAAAGATAGAGGTCACTTTGCTCTATTTAATTAATTAAAAAATTTAAGTTCTCCTGTTTTAAATAAGTTAGCCTCAGTCTTACGTCTTAAAACAAGACCTTTTAACTTAACTCCTTGTGCTGAAATATAATGAGTTGTTCACCAATCGTATATATCTGGACTATTAGTATTAATTAACTTACATAAAGTACTACTTCCTCCAGTATTATAAAAAAATGATACTAATGCTGCTTCTTGAGCCTCAGTTAAATCAACAGTTATTTTTCTCTGAACTTGCAATTGAAATGGTTTTAAATCAACTATTAATGCTGCATTTGCCTCTTCAATAGTATGAATAGTTTGGTTTGCATATGCAATAGTTTTCTTATCTGCTCCTTTAATAAATTTTCCATCTTTTCCGACCATTGCTCTTCCCCAGCCTTCTGTTCAAATTCCAACTGGGTCCATCTTTGGTTGAAGACCTATTTTTTTCAAATCACCATCGTGAAGTCCTTCAAAATGTGTGACTAATTTTGTCAATATATTACTCATTTTTTTTATTTATATTATTGATATATTTTTCAACACAAATGTTGAATTTTAATCATATTATTACTTTTTAATCTAATATTTGTTATCCGATCATTTCAAGTTTTATCTCTTTTTTACATGCCTCACAATAAGCATTATATTCGTCAAATTTCACGCGGTCGATACCCGCATAAGCCTTGCGGAGTATCGCCAGTTCTTCATTTTCTGAATATCTTTCACGGATTTTTGCTACCACATTTTGTGCATAAAGCTCCGTATCAATATCCACCCAGCTTTGAATTACTTCATTGCCAATTAGCTCATACACGGCGGTATTGCCTGTTTGGGGGCTGAATTTCAAAAAGTAGTACCCATTTGCATTACAGAGAGATTCGTTATTGTCGAAGCCAACTACACCACCCAATGATTTTGGGGCAAACTCTACCGTAATTTTATCAATTACTTTTGCATATTTTCGTTTAAGTATATTCATATTTTACACAGTTTTTTGATTTTCGTAAGCACCTATGTCGATAGTATCTACTTTACGTGGTTTACTCTCTATATCATATAATGAACCATATCCTGTTGTTAGATCACTATCAAGTCCTTTATCTATCAAGTAACTATCGTTGCATATTTTCAAGTTCGATACATAAATTTCATCTACAACTCCAGAATCAGTTGAAAGTGATTGGAAACAAGGGCTTGTTGCATCTCCTTCATTATTTATAGATAATGATATATTGCCCGTTCCTGCCCTTACTTCATCCTCAAAAGCACTATAAGTCTCGGCACTTGCATTGTCATTATAAACATTGCTTTTTACACCTGCACCCGTTCGGTTGCCATACACTACGGTATTTTTTAAGATACAGTTATAAGTTCCCGAACCTACAGTAGCCCTATTTTTCACTACAGAACAATTGGTAGCAGTTCCACCATATACCCCACCACCCTGATTACTATTATTATTATAAACAGCACAATTGGTAGCACTTCCACCATGTACCCCACCACCCTGATTACTACTATTATTATAAATAGCACAATTTGTAGCAGTACAATTCTCTACACCACCACCAGCATTACTACTATTATTATTATAAACAGAACAATTGGCAACAGTTGCACTATGTACCCCACCAC